TTTCCTGTTCCATCCAGATATAACATACTTCCACTATCATACAGAGATTCTTCTTGTGCCGAGTCGGTTTCAACTCTTACTAACTTACTTACCTCTGCTTCTGTTCTATTAACTGCTTTCTCCATTCCAGGAATTGAGATAGGCATTTCATATCCTCTTGGATCATAAGACATTAGCTGTCTTTTTTCTACTGTAGCAGTTGAATGAGTGTCAAGACCTGAAAATGATCCACCTAATGTGGAAGTTGCTGTCTTAATTGGACGATCTAGGGTGTGACCTGACCATTTCTTTGCGTTTGAGATGACTCTGAAGGTTATCCAATTATCACNCAAAATAGTATCAACTACTTNAGGTAAAATTGTGTTTTGTGTTATTGTTGTTACTCTATTTCCAAAACTTGCCATATTTATAAAAAATCNCAACTNCTAATTAAAGCTGTTGGGTTCTTTGACCTCTGGATATATTATACATGGTATTAAAAGATGTTGTCAAGTCTTTCCCTATGTACGGAAAATTCTTTGTATCATCTGATTAATACCGCCTTGCTGATTAGGCTGTCCTGTTGGGCTTTCTTGACCACTCATTCCTTGTTTTGCTACCTGTAAAACCTCTTTTAGATGTTCGTTAATTAATTGTTGAACTTCTGGATCTAGTTGTTTAAATCCTGGACTTTGCACAAATTGATTAAAATATGCAAGATATTCTTTAGATGGATTTTGTGGTGCTGATACTCTTTCTCCTTCCATCATTCTTTGTATTGCTGATTTTGCTTCTTCATCTCCGCCATTTTGTCCTCCACCTAATACTTCCTCAAAATATTTATCTGGCATAAAAAGGAAATAGAACAATCTTTTTGCTTTATCTCTTGGTTTATCTGCATGCCATTTCTCAAAGAACGATAATGGATCTATTCTTCCACCNATCTTTGCAAGTTCTACCGCTTCCTGCCTATCTGAATGNTTATCTTCTTCCTGCATAGATCCTGCTTGTACAAAAATCTGTACNCCATTTTCAATTTTGTCGNATGAAAAATCTATAAAAGTTGTTTTTCCTTCTTCCCCTACATATCTTCTTATATGTTCTTCTTCTGCAAACACTTTATATAGTTGTGCTATTTTCTTATAAACCTTATTTGCTCCAACTTCTATATTTTCCACTAACATAGCAGTTCTTCCTAGATCTGATCTTTGACTCATCTGTTCTTGTCCTAGAGTTGGAGATTGTGTTTTTTCTCCTCTAAGTGGTGCATGAGTTCCGAAGATATTATCTATTTCCTGTCTGGAATCAATCTTATCTTCAACTACTTGTCGGCCTAATTGCTCTGGTGGAATACGAGTAAAGGCAGTTCTAACATCACCTTTTACTAAAATGTTCTGTCTTGGATCTCCAACATACTTTTCCGCTGCTCCAGCATCTATTTGCATAGTATTAAAGACTTTTGTGCTTACGGATTGATCCGCTGACTCAACAATTTGTCTTCCTCTTTTCTCCAGTACGTCTTGTAAGACCGCAGCTTGCTCTGTAAGCGAAGTATCATCATACATCCATTTTCCCATTCTTAGATAATTAAAGAATGTATAGGGTTTCTCAGGCTGTTCTAAGAAATTAGACTTAGAAGCATTATTATAATTATAGTATGGATTAATACCATAATCTAATAATAATTGGTCATATTTCCACCCTACACCTTCTCGTCTTATTCCTTTATTATCAAAGAATGTAAACCATACTTCCTTATATCCAAGCCTGGAAGCCATATCTACTCTAGTTCCTGTAGATTTACCGACTGCCTCCATAAGTTTATCTTTCTTATCTGGGAATTGATAACCTAGTTCTTCTATGGTCTTAGATAATGATTCAGCAATTAATGGTACATTATCAGGATCTCTTGAATCTTCATCTACTATAAGTCTTTGAGGTCTAATATAGCTAACTGCTACATCTCCCATATAAGTATCATCATCTTTTAGACGACCTGCATTAAAATCCCATGAAGTTTTAATAATTCCTATCCTATATCCCATCAAAAGATGACGTGTTACCATCTGTAAATGACCTTTAAGATTTGTATCTTTACCAGTTTGCTCTAAGACTTTGCCAAAATTTGTAGCGAGTTCTCTTGAAGCATCACTATCTTGTGCTTCTATTACTTCAGGAATTGGTAGTCTGGATACTACATTTGAGGCTAAGGTTTCAACTGATACGAAAATTCTATTATCTTTAAATGGTACTTGGTAATCATATAGATCGTTATCTCCTACTTCAAAGTTCTGATTCATCCATCTTTTCTCATTATCTATACGGACTTGTTTAAGATCCATCTTCTTAATCCAAAACTTTTCACTATCTTCTACTCTATGACCAATAGTTTGAATAAGTTTTTCTTCTGTAAGATCAAGCGAGAGGGAATCTGCTTTAGATAAAACTTCTTCTCTGATTTCTGGATTTGTAAGTGAATCTACTTTATTACCTTCCATACTATTATTATATTATTACTATACTATTATTATATCATAGCTCATGATATGAATTTATATCACGAAATTACTTTATACATAAACTCACATCTGTTGCAACGAATGTCTAAAGCATTAGATTCTTTTGGTTTATCTCCGTTATCTGTAATTACAATTATTTCTCCTTCGTACTGTAATAATAACTTTCCGCAATTCATACATCTAAAGTTATGTTTATCTTTAGACTGAGGGGTTAAAAATACTGTAATAAATTTTGCCTCTGTGCTTTTAACAGGAGTTAACCCTGTATCTACGAAGATTTTCATGTACTACTATTATATACTATATATAGTATGTTTAGATACTTTTCCAACCTTTTTTTCTTCCTCCTTTGGCAGCAACTTCTTTTGGATCTATAGAACGGACTGTCTTATCAACCCCAATGATGGAATGTCCTTGACCTCTTCCTTTTGCATCTGGGGGTAGCGCAATTCTTCCTTGGCCTATTGTTTGTTCTAAAGCAATTCTCCAATATATTGTAGCATGTGCATAATGGTCTGCTTTCCCTTCTATTGTTTCCCATGCTGGTCTTTTAGTACCATCTGGGGAATCCTTAATTACTCTATATATAGTTTTCCAATGATCTATATATTCCTCTAAGGCGTTTTCAGTCATATTAAATATAATCTCTTGGTTATTAATTTCAGCAACTACTGAATCTATAATCTTAGTCCGATCGGATTTAACCACCATATTTTCCCAATGAATTACATCTAATGCTTTCTTATCTGTTACATAGAAGTGTATAAAGACTTTACCTGCATATTTGGATGAAAGTTTCTGAGGAGTATTAGGATAAGGCATAGCATCAATCACCATAGTTGCTCCATAATGATTCCTTAATCTTTCTATTTCGCTCCAATCTTCTGTTTCTCCCATGTCAAAGATTCCATATCTGTTTCCTATAACATAATGTTTGGTAACACCATTATCTACACCAATAGCTACATTTGTGCGTGGATTATACCCTGGACTTAAACATTTAACAATAGATTCTCTTGTTACACTAGTATCCTTACTTACAAATGGAAGCCCAAGTGTAAAATTATGAAATACATCTTGATTCCCCTGTGAAGCATCTATAATCTTTTCTGCCGAAATCCAAGGAACTATCATCTGAGATATCCAATATCCTGATATATCACTCTTTTGCTTATTAACCCACCTTCCATGAGTTAAATCCCATTTGGTAAAGGGTTCATGACATTTATCACACATCCTTAACTTACGATCAAAGTCTATATTGTCTGGAAAGTTAAGATACCAATCCTTCCCACAATGTCTGCATTTAACAAACCAATGCTTCATATCGGATTTCTGCCATATAGCATCCACTCCGTAACCAGGAATACTAGGATTACTAAAAGCCCATTCCCATCCTAGTTCAGGATTCTCCCTCTTAGCATCATCTAGACGTGATCTATAAATCTTTAAGACTTGTTGGTTTGATCTATCATACTCATCATTTATCAAAATGTGGGCGGAAATTGAAATTGCCTCTGTCGGTTCAAAAGAACCCCTATAATAAACATATCTATCTCCTACTTGTTTCAGTGCAACACTATCTACTCCTATCATCTTACGAAGTACGGGATTACGTGCTATAAGTGGATCAACCTTTGGCACTACGAAGTCTTTACTCATATTTCTAGAGGGAAAAGTATGAATTACGTTTGCTCCTGCGTATCTGGCGAGATGAAGTTCTCTAAGAATAGCAAGTGTACTCCATCCTATCTGTGCGCATTTAAGTGCAACTTGACGAGGGGTATTATCAAGATAGGGCTCTATTATAAAAGCATGATCTTTAAACTCAAATGGAGAACCATTCTCATTTACCATATTGTGTTCTAGAATCCATGCTATCGTGTTGAAGGTTGAAGCCTCGGCTAAACTAATCATAACTTTATATAGTACACTCAAAGATTGGCAGACTTCGTGAGATTTCGCACGATTGATAGTATTTCTCTATCGGTCACGATAGTTTAACGTGAGAGCCAACCAATCTTTCAATGTACTAATTCTTCTTCATCTCCAACTAGTATAATATTTACAAGTCTTTTTAGTACAATATGTATTCTTATGTCCATGTTCACAAACATCTACTGTTATTGGTTTTTTTGTCTAACTCTCTTTAGAAAGCAAAGCCTTCGGTTTTGGTAGATTTTCTATCTTTATTGGTAGGGGTGGTAATTTATCTGCACCAACTAAACTCTTTTCGTGATAAATCTCAACCCTTAATAAATGTCTTATTAACTCACTTCTTTGAAGTTTATTATCAACGCAGTACTTATCTACTTCCTTTAAGAAATCATCTGGCATACTTACATTAATTCTCATATTTGATAGTGGCTGGAGTATCCATGTTCTCTTACAATTTCCCTAGGATATAAATCAGAGTCATTCTATACACAGAGTCATTCTATACACATTTAACTAATTTGGATCTAATTAGTACCTACACACATTATACACACACTATACTCTATATGCAATAGGCAATACACACGTTGTGTGTATAGTTACTCTTACAAATATCCTAAAAAAAATTATAAGAGTCCTGTCCCTTTGAGTTCAAAGTGTGTGTACGAGGGAGATACCTTTCCACCACTAGTACCTACCCCCTATTTTCAGGGGTATGCCCCCTATTTCTTAGTACCGAACAGNTTGTTAACACAACCTATATGAAAGAATGTATATATACTTATACTAAGTTAGAAATATGATATATTACTACTGTATATAATAATATAGCGTGCCTAGGCTCAATATGTGCGTAAATTGTGCGTAAATGCAAATACCTAACTACGAACTACTAACACCTATTAAGCTATTGATCTGTCTTTATAATATACTACTAAAGAGTTGATAAGGGATTA